GATTTCTATCGTATGAAGCTACATCGGTAGTTAGGTCTTTTTGATCCCAATCGCTGCCATCGAACCAGTATAAATCCTCTCCAGTAGTAGCGTAAATCCTACCGTTGAAAGTAACCATGTCCGAAGCTGGTGCGCTAAGATTGTCTGGAGCATCAAATCCTGTTTGTTTATTATCAAAAGCATCACTTGCGTCCCCATCACCTCTATAAACAAAAGCAGACGTAGCTAAGAAATGGTCCGAACCATAGTAGACAAAAGCATATGCTTCCTCTAGGTCTGCCTCATCGTCACTACTTGTCACCAACTTCAAACGAGTTGACTTCACCTTTCCTACACTATTGCTAAGGTCTACATTAAAAGATGACCATAAATTACCATTTATGTCTGAAATGTTATCTTGAAAAAACCTTCTCTCTTCTGGGTTTGGTATTGGAAAAGCCATATTATAATTCTAGTCTTTCTTTAAGGGTTTCAATAAACTTAGGACTAAGCAATCTTTCAACAATCCTCTCTTGTTTCTCAAGTTCTTTAACTCTCTTTTTTAACTTATTAAGCTCATTAAAAGATTTAGCCATAATTAGGATTTGTTTTCATTAGCCCAAGTGGTTGTGTTCTCGTCTTCGTTAGTCCACTCTGTACTATTTTTGTTTTCGTTGGTCCAAGTAGCCATATTTGATTAACGTGCGCTGTTGCGCCCTCTTCGGTTATCACGAACTGTAATTTTGCTTGTAATATCTCCGTCACGGCGGTCAAAAAACATCTTTAACTTACGCTCCTGCTTATCGATTATCTCTTGGCGCAGGATATTGGCTTTGTCGTGCTGGTTGTTGTCGAACATGTACTTCTGACTTGCCCACATTGGGACAAGTTCGTGGAAATGAGTCGGAATACCGGGTACTTTGGTTGTGTCTGATGGGTCAAAGTAGTCAGCCTGTCGCTGGAAGTAGATTTTGAGTCCAGCAGTAGTAGTTACCTGTGCAGCAGCAGGTGCAGGGTAAAGAAATATAGAGTTAGCCAACTTATCGTAAAAACGTGGTCTTCCATCCTCTTTCAGAAACTCTGTCCTTGCTCCTGGAATACCTGACTGGTCAATTGGCTCTATTTCAGACCATCTGCCATCATCGCTTTGTACTTCTACACTAATAATACGGAGATGGTCTGTAGAAAGCTGGTAATCCTGCTGTCCACCTACTAGATCTGCTGTTGCAATAGGATAATCGCTGTAATTGGTGTCATCCCACTCCCAACGGCTATCAGCTTCGTGAATGGAAATAGCGATATTGTCTAGCGCACGGTTGCAATGACGAGTAAATGTCTGTAGCCGTGCTGTGTTATCGCTAATCTTTCCGTAGTCCTCATTACCAAATACTGTGCTTTCACACGTTTGGATTATCCCTTGATTGTTCGTTGTGTCTGAAAACTGCATAAGTAAATAAAAAACGGAGACCTGCCTTTTCTAGGCAAGCCCCCGTCTTTCGGTGAGCTACGTTTTATTAGTCTATAAGACTATTGTAGCATTTTTTTACCTTTACTACAACTTAAGGAAGCTCATATATATCCGAATATTGTCAATCGTATGTTCGATGTATTTGAAGCCAAATGACTCCACATACTCTCGAAGCTCCTCTGGTGTGTACTCCTTGTAATGATAAGGATCTTGTAGCTTTTCTCCCTGTTTTGGTGGAGTCGCAATGTACAACTTACCGCCATCCTCTAGAATACTCGGTAGTTGCTTCATAACCTTGTCCGGAAACTCGAAATGCTCTATAACATCTCCTATAAATACGGCTTTCCACATACCAGACGGTAGATTGTACGCATCTCCTAGTTCAACCAGAACATCGCGTTCCTGAGCCATCTCAACAGCTATCTTGTTGTCATCTATACCCTCACAACCAATAAGATGAGTGATTAGACCGTCTCCGGCCCCTATATCCAGACAATCCGTTTCCACTACCCATTCCTTACAGTAATTGGCGTGTCTTCGATAGGTCGTAGGCTGTTCATACTCTCTCCAATGGTATGCGCCTTTGTCTCTATACTTATTAAATTCCATATTTAATAGTAAAGTAGGGGTTAGGTTTCAAGTGATTTGCTTTAGGTAGGTAGTTTATTTCTCTAAAGACGTAAGGGAAGGATATTTGGTCTCTGTAACTACCTCTACATATCTCAGCCCACCATTTTTCGTTTAACCTAGCTATTTCAGGGGTATTTTTACGGATAAGTAACCCACAACTACCTAATCCAGCGTGTTCTGGGAAGCCTTCTGCTTTATAACGTGCTACTTGCTCGTCTATCTGCTCTTTATCGTATATTTTACGACAAACCTTAGCTTCTTCGTACAGACAATCCCTGAAATTGTGGTGAAATACGCCTATATCGCCTTCTACCATCTCAACAAGCTCTTCTGGTGACTTATTAAGTGTTGTATTGGCGTCAACATATATAGACCAGTCGGTATCGGTGTACAAGTGGCTTAATACCTTGAATATCTTGGCATTTAGTCGGTTGCCAGTAAATCTGTCGTAATCACTAAAGGTTTTATAGTCGTTATCCTGCTTTCTCCCCACATTAGAGGAGTAGACGGTGATGTTACTCATCATCATTAGCTTCTTCTTTCTGCTTCTCTTTCTGGTCTCGGTAGCTCTGCTTAAACTCTTCCACTCGGTCATTTACATTTACTACTACCTCTCCATCTTCATTTAGGTCAATAGAGTAGATTTCCTCGAACTCATCTAGGTCAATATCTGGTTCGATGTCCTTTTCAACAGCCGGGATGAGCTTATCCTTTACCTTTTGTACCTTCATACCTAGCTTTTTTAGCTCTTCCTGCTTTTCCTCAATCTCCTGAGACAATGCACGACCTTTTGTTACTAAATCCTTCTTCTCCTCAACTAGACCTTTAATTTTATTGTGATCAAATGTTTCTTCTCTCATAATATTATTCGTTAAGTGTTGATTTATAAGCATCCTTCCATTTATCTATGTTTTGGTTGATGTCGTACTCCTTTAGTACGTAATCATAGGCTCTCTCGGCTGCCTGTTTAGCTTCTAAGGGGTTTTCTACCCAGTAGGCTACCTTTTCACGCCATTCATCTAAACCGTCCGCTATGGCGAGATATTTGCTGTCCTTTCCCTGGTACGGACTATCTCCGGTAGAGAAGCCTTGTCCGATAACTGGTGTCTTTACCATTGCTGCCTCCAGAAACTTGATATTACTCTTGGCACGGTTGAAATAGTTGTCTGCTCGTGGAATTATCCCAATATCTAGCTTCAAATCGTTTAGCACTGTTCGATAATCGGCAATTCCAACCAGATTATGTATCTCAGCCCCTAGTTTTTCCCAGTAGGCAATGTCGTTCTTGTATGTCTTCCTTGTCTCCGGAAAATCCTTAGAAGGAAAGGCAAATACTACCAGTTGGATGTACTGATTGACCGATAGATCCTCTAATAGGGGTTTTATGTGTTCAAACTCTTGTTCACTTGCAGCAGAACCCCATATACCTATTCTAACAGTTTTTGAGTCATTTTGCATAGGCTTATCCCAATCATAAGGCTCTATCATGTTCGGCAATATCTTTACGTTGTCGTGTATGACATCGTACTCCCGTTTCAAGTGGTCTGTAGATACAGTTACCATATCAGCTTCGGCAATAGCACGCTTTAGATTATCGTTAATCCTGCTTATAGCCTCCTTGTAGTCCATTCCGTGTACTTTTGTCGGTGTTCCTGACTCTGGGTCGTAGGTATCGTCATTATCTACCACGATCTTACAGCCATGCTCCTTAAATAGCTTTATAGCCTCAATACTGTCATTCTCGAATGGTCGGTGGAATACTACAACGTCAGACTTCATGCCTTCTTTGGCAATCTGTCGTCCTGGCTTGCCAGTACTACGGAATGATGTGCGGTATCCGTCCCATCCAGCAGCACACATAGGAATATAGCAGCGTGCGTAGTAGCAGCCTTCATACCTACCTCCGATAAAGTAGACGTTATTCATCTCCCTCTAGCTCTTTCAGTCGAGCTTTTAGGTTTGAAATCTCATCTTCACGAGATACCTCTTCATTCATCTTCTTCTTTCCTTTACTGTCTCGGTCAATAATCTGTCCTTGTCTGTTTATCCAGATGCGCTCTTTGTTCAGTCTACTTGCGACTGTTGTTGTTCCTTTTCTCTTAGACATAATTTGTTAGTGCTATATATGAGTGGTTACCCCCAAAGTGTTCCTGCCTACCACTTTGGGTAGAAGGCAGGAAGGTAACATTAGGCTGCTGTAGCGTGTGACTTCAATAGTACTGCTGCCTCATCACGGTTCTCAATTACACCATAGCATACGTCTGCTGTGGTTAAGTAACCAAGATATTCCGGAATGTAGTTAGTCTGAACTCGAATTCCCTCTGATCCAACCATAGTACTTGCTCCTGTAGTTGGTAGAGATTGTCGTGCCCAGTGGATAGCGTCTCGGTGTGCAATCACGTTGAGACGTCCAGATGTACCTGATTCGTAAGGTACGTTACTTGAAACGAATACTGGGATTCCGTAAAGGAAACCAGATGGTCGCTTCGCTGTAGGGTCGTTGACTGGTGAGTTCTGCGCTAGGCTGAACTTATCAATCCCCTGTACCTGATTCCAAAACGTGTTCGGGTGAAGAAAGAAAGCAACTGATCCTCCTGTTCCGTCCTGCTTCATTCCTGGTACGTTGTTGGTTTCCATTGTTGCAATAGCTGAACGAATCTCAGAATCTGCAAGGTTTGTGCTAGAAGCACCAACCGTGTTAGAGAAATCTGAGAATAGTGCGGAAATTGCGTTTTCAAGCTGATTAGCAGCTGTGTATGCAGCGTTCTGCATGTACTCCAACTGAATAGTGTAGCTTTGTTTTACCTGAGCAGCCTCACGGTCTTCAATAAGGAAAGAAACTTCTTTCCAAGTATTTACGACTAGATCCTGCTTATCTTCAGTATTAGCGTTAAGTGTAACTTCTGCTTCGGAAGTCTTTGTGTTAGCGCTCATCTCCGCAATGTTCGGAGTATATACTGTATCACCTCCTCCACTTAGCTCGTCAGAGCGGTCAGTGAAGAAAGAGGCAAAGGTCAACTCCTGTCGAAAGAAGTTGTTTGTCATCTCACCCCAGATCTCTGGAATAAGAACGTCCAATGCTGTGCTGTCTACATGGTCTGTTCCAAGTGCCATATTTTAGTTCTGGCGACACACTCGTATATAGTTGTTAAAGAACGAATAATTTTAAGTGCATCGCGGTTAAGCCGTGGACACACTCATACCAAAGTTGTCGAATTAGAGTCCCATCCGCTTTCTTGCAAGCGCTTTATGTTCCTCTGTACTTAGTCCAGAATCAGAGACATTCTTGCCCTTCTTCTGTGACCCAGAACCTTTAGAGGCTCCGATAGATGCCTGTTGATCTTTTTCCTCTTTATCATTCTTTTCTTTCCACGTGACAAAGATGTCATTATCAACGGCTTCCATAAGTGAAATACCTTCGACCTGAGCAATCTTGTCTGCCTTATCGATCTCCTCATCGGAGAGTCCTCGTGCATACAGTTTCGCTTCGTCTTTAGTGAGTCCACCACGGTCGTCTTTTAATGTGTCCTTTTCGCTTTCTTGCTCGTCATCCTCGTTTGATGAGAGCCGAGTTCTTAACTCTTCTAGTTTCTTCTCTGCTTTCTCTGCTCGTTTTTTCTGGTCTTCAAATTTAGACTCCAACTCACTTGAGTCTTCTTTTTCTTCGGAGGTATTCTCTTCGAGGTTTTCCCCCTCCTCTAGATTCTCTTCGGTGGAATCAGCCCCGTTTTTGTCGTTTGACATATATTTACATTAGGATTACGGAAACCTTTTTTACGGCAGGGCTACCTAAACTGCCATCCTGTTAATGTGCGTGTAGGATGCGCACCCCCCATAAGATTACCGAGCTTGGTTTTTGGTCTTAGTATCTTTATCGCTACGGTCAAAGTCTTTCTCCATCTGCTTATATGTATCCTCAATTAGTTGCTTTGACTGTTGAATGTGTTCTGTACTCTTTCCGGCAATAGCAAGTTCTCCTGCTCGTAGCTTAATTACGTTAAGTTGGTATTGCTTAACATCCTTTCGGGTCATTTCGTCTCTGTAAAATTTATCTACTCTTTTCATATTATACTGTTGTTAACTCGGTTTCCTGTCCCTGCTCTTGGTTCTGAATCTGTTCTGATAGATTCTGTAGTGCGTTCTGCTCATCTACTGGTCCTCCTGTCGATCCACTAGACTCTTCACGGTTAGTCAGTCCTAGCTCTGCTGGTGAGATTCCCACGTCTGCCATTTCGATAACCTTAGAGAATAGTTTGGCGAGTGTTGGGTTGTTGAGGATAGTAAACTGCTGTGTGTTCGGGTCGTAACTGTTAGAGATTACGTTGATAATGTTAGCTAGGCTCTCAAACATCTGTGCCTTGTTGCGCTGCTCTCCAGTAGTGATGATAGAGATACGTGCGGCGATGTCCTTAAAGTAATCCTTTGGAATCTTTAAGAAGCGTTGGTCTTTTGTCTCTGCAATAACGCTCTGGAACATTCGCTGTGCGTTCTCATATTTCTCTTGTGTCACAATCTTATTATCTAAAACTTGTTCGATAGCCCATTGGTTAGCACGGTTACGGCTAAAGGAAGTGTCAATAGTTTTAAGCTGCTCCTGAGTAAACTCTGATGAAAGGATATGCTCACGGTTTATCTTCTTTGAAAGGTGAGGAATTATCCATTGCTCGAATACTTCTTCGTAAAATAGTCCCATTTCTTCTCTGCGGTAGGAGAACAGAGATGATGCTTCCTGATTTAGGATAGCAGTCTGCCTAAACGGCGTACCAGACGGCATAGTTTCCCCTGTAACGGCATTAAAGGTGGAAGATGTACGTTCGTACTGTTTATCCCACTTCTCTACCATAGAGCTTAATTCTGGGAAGGATGTTGGTACGGTGTTAACTTGTTTGAAGTATCCATCGTCAGCAAGTTTAATGATGTGTCCGTTGTCCATTTCTACCATTGCGTTATCCTCTAGAGTTTCGTCATTTGTCTGGTAGAAGATTTTAGAAGCGAAACTCATCATATCTCGTTCCATTTGCACAGCATCATTTGTCCATACCTGCGCTTCGATACCTTCTTCTACCACTCCTATACCAAGTGAACGTCCGTCAATATTCATCCACGGGATATACTTATAACGGCTTTCCTTTATTTCTTGTGAGTGGAGGATGTAAATAGCACCCTTAGAGTCTCCGGCAACGTAGTGAAGCTGTAGTGAGTATTCGTCATCGTCAGCAGTCTCATCGATGTAATGCTTTGGCATCTCTCCTTCAATTTCGTACACAACCACACGTTCATCAGAATAGTCGTCCTTGTTTCCGGTGTCGTCTGTCTTAGCCAGCTTCATTAGATCGTCCCAATGCTCTGCTAATCCATCCCATGTGTCTTTCATCTTAGATAGCTTAACCGGAGACATGTAGTGGATTTCCCCAATCATACCGCCATCGATGTCGACTTGGTCGTTAAAAGTGTTCTTCCAGCTTAGTACCTCGATGTCTAGCTCTCCATTCTTCTCGATTTTCTTTAGTACAGCTCCTCCATACTTAGCACGTATAAAGCCGGCCCGGTTCATGGTCTTGCCAAACTTATGCTCTTTCATCCATTCGTCTACTTCACGAGACATAATCCATGACTTAGTGTAGCTAGAGGTATTTTCGGCTACTAGCTCGATGTTCTTGGTATCAAAGTCAGTTGCACGAGTAGCTACATTGACTCGGAATTTGTTAATGTTGTAGAAAGGCTTGTCTCGTCCGTAGTCGTCTTTCTGTCCAGACTCGTACTTATCATTAGAAAAATACTCGATAGTCTTGATAGTGTCGTACTGGGAGTACATAAGACCATCAACAATCTCGATCTTCTTTGATTGGTAATCGTCTAATTGGTTGTTTACTTCGTCTAGAATTGTTTTCATATATATAAAAAGGAAGTGCCTCTTATGTGAGACACCTCCGTCTTTCGGTAGGTATTATTTTGATTGTGCTTTTATTATAGCATTTATGGCTTTATATTACAAATTTAATCACCTACGACAACCTTACGAGATGTATGCACTATCCAAGAGTCCGAACGACCATTTGCGCCGTACTTAATTTCAATACGTGTGAAAGGTTTACTTTCTTCTCGTATAACCTCTATAAGTTCTTTTTCTTTGGGTGATAACTTCATTTTTTAACGTGCTTCGTTCTTAGTGATACGCTTTCGGGCCTGCTGTTTTTGTACACTCCGGCGGATATTGTCTACTTCTTTTGGTCTCTTAAACTCAAAAAACATCCGCATCATCATCATATCAGCTATATCCGGAGAATGTCCTAGAGTGTCCTTTATCTCATCTTTAGGGATAATACTTAGCTTATTGTCCTTGTCCGGGTTCTTTTGCTTTATCTGCTCTAGCTCCTCTATCAACTCCTCCTTAAATATCTCGTCCTCCACTTCTACACACATCTCGTGGTTGTTTACTATATCCGATAACCGGAAGAAGCATTGTGCTTTAAGGTTCTTGAAGTTAGCTCGTACCTTTTTGTCCTTGCGTGGATCCCATACATCAAACGGCGTTGAGTTAGCCATGAAACCCTTTATACCGCCGAGCTGGTCTACTACTCCGCCTCCCACTCCGTCCTCGTCTACGATGATATGAGAGAATGGTACTTTTTCATCATGAGCCAGTGTTCGTATCTCTTGTGAGACTGTGGTTGTAGAGGATGACTTGATAATCTTGGCACTTTTGAGTGTTAAGCCATTCCAAAGCCCTATGACTGTCTTGTCATTTCCGTACCGTGCAATGTCTGCCACAATGTACTTCCTTCGGTCATCTTCTATTGTGTTGCTGAATAAGTCGACAAGAGCTTCATAGTCAAATAGTTTAGCTGGGTCATCGCCATATTCCCAGTTACCGTACTTTAGACGCTGGATAGTAGCAGGGTTAGAAATTTGTGATAGTTGCTTTCCGTACTCTTCTGATGTGTGTGGGTTGTCATCGTATAGCGACTGGATAAATGCCTTGCCTTCTGGTAGCTCAGCGTTTTTCCACGGCATGTAATACTCACGGTAAAGCCAGCCTTTGTTAGGGTTAGCCGTTAGCAGCATTTTAGGTAGTAGATCTAGTTCTTTATTCAAATGTCGTCCAATACGAGACTTCAATACATCGTAAGCACCGAAGTCTACCTCTCCTGCCTCCTCGATCCAACCTCCGGTGTACTCTGATGAACCAAAGCGTTCGTACTCTAGATCTGATGGCTTCCGTGCTACGTCTAGTAAATCTATCTGGCTACCGTTCTCAAACTCTATGTAGTTATATTTACCATCTATCCTCCAGTCATCCTCTGGAATATTGTGGTACTTACATACCTTACGAAATGTTATGAACGTAGACTTCATTAGGCGCTTAAGCTCCTTTCGTCCGATAAACCAACGGCTACCGGGATGTATATAGCAGGAGGTTATAAGCCATTCACATCCTAACCAAGACTTACCACCACCTGCACCTCCACCGAATAACACAAAGCGTGTACTGTCATCTTGAAGTAACTCGTATGCTTTGTCCTGTTTTTTAGTCGGAGTCAGTGTCGGCTTCATCTGGCTTGATGTAGTTAAAACCACTAATTTCCACCTTCTCACCGTCACTTGTTAAGTCCTGCCTTAATCTATCGGAGTATCCGTGGTTGTGTAGCATTAGCTTAACGATTGTTGAATTGAACTCGCTTTTTAGCCCTTTACTGGTCAATTGTTTCTCTTGCTCTTGCTCTATTTCGTCTAACGTGACTAAAAATATTGGGTTTTTATCCGCCCAATTATAAATGGTTTGCCTAGCCACATGTAGATAACGGCTAATACCAGCTATACTTGGCACCGCGTCATTTGCCAACTCCTCATAGTTCTCTAGGTATTCATCAGCCTTCTTTTGCATTTCTTTGTTATATGTTGTAGGTCGTCCTGCTGTCATATTATTTGGTTAGTAATTACTTTAGATACATTTCACAGTCAGTACACAATATTCCGTCTGAGTGTGTTGGTTCTTCGCACTCTCTGCAGTACTCGTGGTTTGCGAGCTTTACTCCACAGTAACATCTTGTCTCGTTTGAGTACTGCACAAATGGTTATTTAGCCTCTTCTAAATCTTTTAAGAAGCTTATAATGGTCTTTACGTCCTTGTGTGGTAGCTGAGTATCGTCTAGCCAGTTAACGATGTTATCTCGTACTGCTTCTTTAATGATGTATTCTTTTGATTCTGGTTCCTTTTCAGACATAATATTTGTTTGTTAAATTACAATGCTTATAGTATACCATATACGATTTAGATCTTCTCTACCCTTGTAAATCCTTCTCCGTTGGTATAACCCATCACTTTTATAGTTACACCGTCCGGTATCTCTGTTTTATGTTCTTCTAGAAAGTCTGTAATCTTTTTCACCCTATTAGAGACGTTTAAGTGGCTTGTCCATTGCGCCAGCACAATCTTATTGCCTTTCCACGCTATGCCATCAAAGAGACTAAAGAAATCATCGTGTCCTTTGTACTGCTTACCATTATCGAACTCCTTACCTACCGGTAAGGTTGTGGTTGTGCTTCCATATCGTTGCCTTTTTGGTATTGATATGATCCAACCGTCCTCTGTAAAGTATTCCT